AGGCCATTAGGTAGTCCTATTCGCGGTGGCGAAATAATGCATACAGGAATGATACCTTTCCTGAAAAAATGGTTCGGTGATTTAAGGAGTTGCAGTCAAGGAGGAATTCGCAACGCCAGTGCTACAGTGTTTTATCCCATTTGGCATTACCAGTTTGATGATCTTATTGTTCTTAAAAACAATCAAGGAACGGAGGAAACAAGAGTAAGACATATGGACTACGGCGTGGTTCTGTCTGCATTGTTTTGGCGTAGATTTAAAAACAAAGAAAATATTACTTTTTTCGACCCTAATGAAGTACCGGATCTCTATGAGGCATTTTATAGAGACACTGAATTATTTGAGGAACTATATGTTAAATACGAAAACACACCAGGCCTACGTAAAAAGACTATAAGTGCAGAAGAAGTATTTAAGGGAGGTATACTTAAGGAAAGAACTGATACAGGGCGCATATATCTTGCCTACATAGATAATGTTATTAATCAAGGCCCATTCGATCCCCTGCACCATCCTATATACCAAAGTAATTTATGCTGTGAAATCCTGCTTCCGACACGCACATTCAAAAGACTTGATGACCCAGAAGGTAGAATCGCTTTATGTACCTTGGGGTCAATTAACTGGGGAAGTTTCCGCCATCCTGAGGATATGCGTCGTGCTTGCCGTATATTGCAGCGTAGTCTTTGTAACATACTTGATTACCAAGACTTTTTAAGCATACAGAGCAAATTAAGCAATGATGAAATACAGCCATTAGGTATTGGCGTTACTAATTTAGCCTATTGGCACGCCAAAAAGGGACTTAAGTATGGCGATAAAGAATCCCTGGCAGAAGTAAAAAGCTGGATGGAACATCAGGCCTATTACCTAACAGAAGCCACAGTTGAGTTGGCTAAGGAACGTGGTAAGTGTAAAGATAGTCGTTTAACTTATTACGGTAGAGGCATCTTTCCTTGGGAACGTAGGGCCAAAGGTGTAAATGAACTAACAAACTTTACTCCTGAACTTGATTGGGAACCCTTACGTGAACAGATGAAACAGTATGGAGTTCGTAATGCTACATTGATGGCCATTGCTCCTGTTGAATCCAGTAGTGTAGTAATTAATAGTACAAATGGTATTGAAATGCCTATGAGCCTTATCAGTACAAAAGAAAGCAAGGCAGGGTCATTTACACAGGTAGTTCCAGAGTATCATAAACTTAAGAACAAGTATCAGTTGATGTGGGATGAAAAAGACTGTGTAGGTTATATCAAAACTGCGGCCGTTTTAGCAGCCTATGTAGATCAAAGCATTAGCACAAATACTTTTTATAATCCTGCTCACTTTCCAGAACGTAAAGTTCCTACCACTCTAATAGCAAAGAATTTAATGCAGGCTCATTATTGGGGTATAAAAACTTTTTATTACAGCTTGATCAATAAAGCAGGAAGTAAGATAGTTGAAGAACCAAAACTGAATGGATTTCACGGTGCAGAATTAAATGGATTCCACGAGGTAGAATTAGAAGAAGATTGCGAAGGTTGTAAACTTTAAATGGAAATAAAATGTCAATAGCACAATATAACTTACACACAAAGACAGACTACTTACATCGTAAAATGTTCCTTGACCCAGCAGGTCCAGTAACTATACAACGATTTGAAGAAGTAAAATATAATAAAATAGTAGACTTTGAAAAAACAGCACGAGGCTTTTTTTGGGTGCCTGAGGAAGTTAGCCTTACCAAAGATGCGCAGGATTTTAAAGATGCTAGTGATGCAGTAAAGCATATCTTTACCAGCAACCTGCTTAGGCAAACAGCTTTAGATAGTTTACAAGGACGTGGGCCTAGTCAAATCTTTACTCCGGTGATTAGCTTACCTGAACTGGAAGCATTGGTCTACAACTGGACATTCTTTGAGACTAACATCCACAGCCGTTCGTACAGCCATATCATTCGCAATATCTATAACGTACCTAAAGAAGTGTTTAATACTATCCACGACACTAAAGAAATTGTTGATATGGCATCTAGTATAGGCGAATACTATGATAGTCTACACGAGATCAATTGCGGAAAAGAACTAGGTATGGAAGACACTCTTGAAATTACAGAACAAGCGCACATTGAGGCAATCTGGTTGGCCCTTAATGCCAGCTATGCACTGGAAGCGTTCCGCTTTATGGTATCATTTGCTACGAGTCTAGCAATGGTAGAGAACAAAATTTTTATTGGTAATGGAAATATCATTAGCTTAATCCTTCAAGACGAATTACTACATAAGGGATGGACTGCTTGGATGATCAATCAAGTGGTCAAAGAAGATCCTCGGTTTGCTCGGGCCAAGCAGGAATGCGAAGCTGAGGTATATCAAATGTATATGGATGTTATACGTGAAGAAAAGGCCTGGGCAGATTATCTGTTCAAGAAAGGACCAGTAATTGGACTTAATGCTAATATTTTAAAAGATTTTGTTGATTATACAGCAGCAGGTGCTTTAAAGGATATTGGACTAAAGTATAATCATGCATACCCAAAAAGTACTCCTATTCCTTGGTTTAATAAGCACAGCGACACTAGTAAGAAACAAACTGCCTTGCAAGAAAACGAATCAACTAACTATGTTATTGGAGTAATGGGTGATGCGATAGACTATGAAGAATTACCCACACTGTAAGGATTAAAAATGGCAAAAATACACGAAGAAGTAATAGTAATAAAATTAAGCAAATTACATAAAGAAAGTCAATCTGTAGGTGAATTAGCTGGGGAAGATACTCTTGCTAATCTAGAAGTAGTTGTACAAGAGCTAGTAGGAACAGATATCATTGTAGAAGTGGAGAAAGCAGAATGAAAGCTATAGTCTGGAGCAAATACCATTGTCCTTATTGCGATAAAGCTAAAGCACTACTCAAAATGAGAGGCGTGGAATTTGAAGAGCGTAAAATTGGCGACGGATACACTAAGGAAGAATTATTAGAAGCAGTCCCAAATGCTCGTACCGTTCCACAGATTTTTATTGATGATAAACTAATTGGCGGATATACTGAATTAGAAAAATATTTTAAAGAGGCAGCATAATGTTATTAGAAAAAACAAAATTTAAAGAAGGCGATATTATTAGTTTAAAGCTAATCAGTGGAGAAGAAGTTATTGGTAAATATGTTAGTGAAGATATAACCGACATGACCATTCATCAACCAACAATGTTAGCTATGACACAAAAAGGACCGGCAATGGCCCCTGTGATGATGACGGTCGAACCAGATAAAGATTACTCAATCACAAAATCTGCTATTATTCTTAAAGGTTATACACAAAAAGAAATAGCAGATCAATATTTTTATCAAACCACAGGAATACAACCAGTTAGTGCTGGGAGTATAATTAGATAAATGGCAATTGTAATAGGAGGATATACTCTTGCACAAGTTCCACCACCTCCTAATACTAACTTTCCTCTTATATTTCCTTTTAAAAATGGTGCTCCTTGGCGCCAACCACAAACTGTTACTCCATCTTCCTTAAGTAAACCAGGCGACGGTTTTAGTAAAAGTTATGAATATAGGAATACATTTAATTGGAGTGGAACTGGCGGTACTGTAGAGATATACTCAAACTTTAGTTTTACAGTTGGTGCTACAATAATTAAGCCTGCAAATGAACCTAATCCAGATCATTTCCTTCCACAAATTTTATACGAAACAGTTGATGGAATAACAACCTCATATCCAAATCCTAGTTGGAGTCCGATCCCATGGAATTGGTACAATGATGAAGCAGATGAAGAAATTATAGAAGTACAATGCACTGACATTAGTATGCCGCGTAGGCCTAGATTTTTAGATCATATTACTTTAACTATAGGAACAAATAATTGTGTAGCAAGCGGATTCTATGACATGATACCTACTGGAGTAATGAAGTATGTGGATCATTTATCTAGTGCCACAACATCAGATACTGCTCCACACACAAGTACTCGAATTTTAACAGAGTATGATATTACCGAATGTCCTACTAGACCTGAGTCAGAAATTTATTACTGGACAAATGACTTGACGTATCAGATTACTTATAGTTACGAATTGACAACAAATAAAGGTACCAAACGAACATATACCACAACTCAAACATTATTTCAAGATTGGACTAGAATTAGAGATTGGGTAACACAACATCATAATAATGCTGTTTCGTTCCTTGCAGCACCTTCAGCTTATTCTATAACGCAAATTATTGGAGATAGTGGTAAGAATACTACCACGTGGTAATAAATGGCTAATAGCAAAAATGTAACTAGGATAGGAGATGTATGCACAGGACATGGTTGCTTTCCTCCTAGACCTAATAGTCAAGGAAGTCCCAATGTGTTTGCCAATTTTTTAAGTGTTCACAGAAGAACTGATTATTGGATTGTACATTGTTGTGGATCTAGTTGTCATCCTAGTGTCTTAGCTAAAGGAAGTGGAAGTGTATTTGCTAATTACTTGGATGTTTGTAGAGTCGGAGATCCGGTTGCCTGCGGCAGCGCATCTGCTCAAGGAAGTCCAAATGTATATGCGGGAGATTAATGAAAACCAAAATAGTAACTTATGATTCAGATTTTTATCATAATGGCCACGGACAACAGCGTGATAAATTATTAATAGAATTATACGGTGAAGAATGGCTAAAGGAACAAAAAGCTAAAGGCTTCTATGGTGGAGATTGGCCCGATCTGGTAATAGGAACTAAGAAAGATGTGTACCACCCAGTTGAAAAAATTTATACAAATGAGATTGTACACCTAAAATCAATTGATGATCTCAAGACTTGACATATTAGTAAATCTATTTTTATAATTATGTATGCTGATATATAGATAAGCAAGTATAATAAAAGGAGACAGTTATGTCACAAAATAGATTTCAAGATTTTGCCAAATTAGTAGAAGCAATGGAAAGTGATTTCGAAAAGTTCTATGATAAAGAAGTTGGTGCAGCCGGTACAAGAGTACGCAAACATCTGCAAGAATTATCAAAACTTTGTAAAGATGTAAGGAACGATGTTACAGCAGTAAAAAATGCTCGTAAAGAGGCAAAATAAGTCAACTAAAATTGAGGTAAATACGTTATATACTTAAAGGAGTATATCATGAAAAAATTAATCGCTTTTTTAGCACTTACTTTGAGTTCTTTAGCTATTGCAAGTCCTCATCACGGGCATAGACATTTCCATCATAGGCACTGGCACAACCCTCCTGTTCATCATTGGGTCGTTCCTGCTCTAATTGGAGGGGCAGTGGTTTATGCTGCTACTCGTCCAGATCCAGTTGTAGTTCAGCAACCCACAGTAGTATTACAACCTAATCAAGTTGTAATTGATGGTGTTGCCTATAATAAACAAATTATGGTTATTAATGGTGTAACTCAAGAAGTATTAGTGAGGCAATAATGTACAAATATCAACTTTGGGTGCGTATTAACGAATACCAAACTGCCAACACTATTGTGTGGGCCGAAAACGATTATGCAGCAAAGATGTTAGGCGAAGCGCAATATGGTGCAGGTAATGTTTTAAACTATACAAGGATAGATGAATAATGGCTTACTCGGCACAGGTAATTGATCATTACGAAAACCCACGTAATGTGGGTAGTTTTGAAAAAGGTGATAATACTGTAGGAACAGGTATGGTAGGGGCTCCTGCTTGCGGTGATGTTATGAAACTACAGATCAAAGTAGATGAACAAACTGGAGTTATTACAGATGCTAAATTCAAAACATATGGTTGTGGATCGGCTATTGCTAGTAGCAGCCTTGTTACTGAATGGGTTAAAGGAAAAACTTTGGATCAAGCTGGCACTATTAAGAACACAGCGATCGCACAGGAGTTGGCATTACCTCCAGTCAAAATCCATTGCTCTATCTTGGCTGAAGATGCGATAAAAGCAGCCATAGCAGATTATAAACAAAAACATGATATCACTAACTGAACGAGCTGCGGAAAAAGTAAAGTATAATTTACAAAAAAGAGGCCGTGGTATTGGAATTAAAGTAGGTGTGAAAACTACAGGTTGTAGTGGGCTAGCCTATGTGCTTGAATATGTAGATAACCCTGCTGTAACCCGTGATCAACACGTTTATGATAACCACGGTGTTAAAGTTTATGTAGATGGGCGCAGCCTAGTTTATCTTAATGGTTTAGAAATGGATTGGGTCAAACAAGGACTTAACGAAGGCTTTGAGTTTATCAACCCAAACGAAAAAAATAAATGTGGATGTGGCGAAAGCTTTAATGTATAAGGCTTGGAGCAGAACAGATACACAAGATTGGCTAAACCAAGTAACTAACCGTATCGAAGACATAGACTATTACCTAGGTAGAACAGTAGAATATTGCGAAGCTAACGGAATTTGGGATGATATTAAAGTTTTTTCCATAAGCTTTATTGTTGTCATTTGGGTATGCTATATGCGCGGTGAAGAAGTTACCAGACAAGAAATCTTAGAAATATTAGGATTTGAGCATTGGCAAAATGCAGAAGATGGCATTATGTTAATTGGAAAACATTTGGAGGGTAAAGATTTCGAGGAAATTCTCCAAATCGTGTCAGAATTCGGTGAAAAACTATAGACTTTCAGTAAAATAGAGTATATACTAATACCAT